GTTTCCCAGTCACGATCAAGGCGGGTGAGAGCCTGCCTCAAGAACTGACGCCAGAGGAGCGGGAACGTTCCAGGGCGGCTATGCAACGAGCTATGGAAGATTTGAGGAGGGTGCATTGAGCTTAGACGCATTTACAGCACATGAGATAGGACAGGCTGTTATATCCGTTTGCGAGCGGGCATACGGCATTGAAAACCTGCGGGCGTATTCACGAAAGAAACACGAAGCAGAAGGGCGGCGAATGGCCTATGTCCTCTTACGCGGCTTCGGCCTGTCCTACCCAGAGATAGGCGACGCACTAGATCGGGACCACACCACGGTTCTCAAGACCATTTCCAAACCCGTCCCCCAAGCTATCAAGAAACGGCTGCTGAAAGAGGTGAAGCAGGAGTTGTCCGCGTGAGAATGCACACACAGCCCGTAAAGCCCGCCCGTGTGATCGACGCCATAAAGGGCCAGGAACGAATGCACGTCCTCTACATGGCTCAGAACATGACGACCTACGAGTACAACGTACTGTCCCTCATTCTCGCAGGCGAAGACGTGACGGATTACAAGAGCAGCCTGGGGAACGAGCAGGTTCGGCGACTGAAGAAATTCGCAGAGCATGCGAAGGACGACCCGGATCTAGAAATCCGACAACCAACACGCAGCGTCCGTCACGCACACGTCGAATACCCGGACCTAGACCAGACAAGGCAGGTGCTACGAATGCGGGGTGAAGGCGCGTCGCTGACGAAGATTCGAGACGAAACCGGGCTTACGTTACACCAGATCAGAAACACGTTAGGGGAGGACCATTAAATGCGCGGAATCAATAAAGTCATTCTAGTCGGCAACCTAGGCCGCGATCCTGAAACCCGCTACTCACAGGGTGGTTCAGCAATCACTAACTTCTCAGTAGCCACTTCCGAATCATGGAAGGACAAACAGGGCCAGCAGCAGGAGCGGACAGAGTGGCACAACGTAGTCTGCTTTGCCCGCCTCGCTGAGATAGCGGGCGAATATCTGCGCAAAGGGTCGAAGGTTTACATAGAAGGAAAACTGCAGACTTCAACCTGGGAGAAAGACGGTCAGAAGCACTACAAGACCGAGATACACGCTCGAGAACTTCAAATGCTCGACGGCCGCTCTCAAGAGCAGACTAACCCCGATAACCAGCCCCCAAGAGCGCCCAGTTTGCAGCAACAGCTAGCAGATGAGGGGATGCTGGATGAATCCGACGTGCCTTTCTGACCCATGAAGGACAACAGGCCCGTACAGCGCAGTATTAAATACCTGAAAGAAAAAATGGGTATGAGCGTAGATATCGTAGAGCGAGGTGTACCTAGCGGGCGCGGTTTCATGTACCGCAAAGATTACCTGGGCATAATTGATTTGATTGCCTGCGGACACGGGCGAATGTTGGGTGTGCAAGTGACCACCCCGAAACAAATCAAACCGCACATAAAAAAAATACTTGAAGAAGACAGACGGGAGGACTTAACCAACTGGTTGTCCGCTGCTGATTTAGAAATATGGGCCTGGCCCTATCGAGCGCGGGAGCCTGTGATTGAAGTCATAACTCTACCGGAGGTCTGAATGGCCAAGATCGACCGTCACCACGCCGAGGTTGCGGCAGATTGCGAACTGCTTAAAACCTACTGCACCACCCCTCTACAGGTGGACCGTTTGCAAATGATTATTGACGCAGGGGGCAACCAATCCAAGGCTGGACGGGATAACGGCCTGACCCGGGAGGTCATGAAAAAGGTCTACACAGACGCCAAAAGGCGCAGAGCCAAACTAGGCCAAGAACCCAGGACAGCAGATAAACCAGTAGTAGAGGGATTCGAGGCCAAGCGGATATCAACCTACCGCGACGGTGAGGGCAACGTCCTTGGGGAATGGCTGATACAGGAGCAGGACAAAGCTCAGGCTCAATTAGCCATTGTAGAGGCGATAGATAACGCCTGTATGGGTCTGCCGCGGATCAAACCTACAAAGCCGCCCAAACACACTAACGCCGACCTAGCCACGCTCTACACAATTACGGATTTTCACTTAGGGATGTACGCCTGGGCCGCAGAGGGTGGTGAGGATTGGGATATGCGGATCGCTGAGAAAGTCCTGATTAACGCGATTCACGACATGATGGAGGGCTCTCCAGATAGCGAGGTTGGAATATTCCTCCAGCTTGGCGACTTCTTGCACTGGGACGGCCTATTGGCCGTGACACCACAGAACAATCACGTACTGGACGCAGATACGCGATATGGGCGGCTGGTAGAGCTCACGCTGAAAGTGAGCCGTCAGGTGGTGGACATGCTGCTCGAGAAGCATAAGCGAGTGGTGGTGTTCAACTGCGAGGGTAACCACGATCAGGCTGGATCAGTATGGCTGCGCAAGACCATGTGCGCTTTTTACGAAAACGAACCGAGGGCAGAGATTGATGACACTGAGTTCCCGTATTACGCTTATCTGCACGGGCGCACAATGCTCGCATTTCACCACGGGCACTACACGAAAATTAAAGGCCTGCCTGCACTATTTGCCAGTGAACCAAGGTTCAGAGAAATGTGGGGCGCGGCAAACTACACCTACATCCACACGGGACACTTACACCATGTGGATACCAAACCAAGCGAGGATGGCGGGGCGATTACTGTACGTCACCCCACCTTAAGCGCCAGAGACGCCTACACAGCCAGGAGCGGTTACACAGCTCACAGGAGCGCGTCAGCGATTACGTATGACAAGGTGCGGGGCAAGGTGTCAGAGGCGGTCGTTTATCCCAGGTGGGAAGAGTGAGTCGTGATTGGGCTGTATCAAACGCACTGGACAAACTCGAACCCGTGTTTAGAGACAGAGAAATGACGCAGGAGGAAATACACGAGGTAGCCGCTCTATGCGGTGTGCCTATACCGGATCTGTGGAAAGCAGAGCATTTGTATCAGGAGATTAGGAGGATCTGTGGCGGCGACGGATAGACAAGAAGGCGGCGATCACTACAAGGATATGGCTATTCAGCCGCGCACCTTCATCAAGGCGAACCATCTCGACTACGACGAGGGCAACATTGTGAAGTACGTCTGCCGTCACCGCACAAAGAACGGGCGGGAAGACCTGCTCAAGGCCCGCCACTACCTCGATATGTTGATAGAGGACGAATACCCTGAACCCTGAACGCTTAGCTATGCTCACGGCGGGCAGCCCCGGTATGACCGCAATGCCTCCGGGCGGCATACCCGCCATTACCCAAATGGACGTGGCAGCCATGCTGGCTCACGCAAGCGCACGAGAGGAGGCGTTGCTTCGGGCGAAGTATTGCGGAGAGCCTGACCATGCGGCATGGGCACACTTGTTTATCTACCTCATGGAGCAGGGGTGGGAGGCAGAGCAGGGGCAGATCGATACCCTGACGCGCATAGTGCTAGACGACTATTTAGCCAGCGGCATTTGCAGTGGTTGTAATGGCGCTCAAGGCGCTGTTATAGACAACAGGTGGGAGGTCTGTACGGCCTGTGGCGGGATAGGCCGGAAAGCCCTGTCAGACCGCGAGATAGGGCGGCGTCTTGGGTACGCCAGACTGCAAGAACCTTGGCGAACGCGGGTGGCTTTTTGCAAACATAAGCTGATTTATTGGGAAATTGACTGTCTTGCTCGTAGTAAATAGAGGAAATCGTTTGCGCTGATATGCCACTTGGGGCATAATTTTCCCATTGTGGGATAGTACCCATACCCGAACCGCCTTATGGCGGTTTTTTTGTGCCTACTCGGAGCCCATTACCCCCTCTCATGTCCCTCTCACACCATCAGGATCTTATGGTTCACGTAAAAGGATTGGCGGGAGCGGCAACAACAGCGGGAGCAGCGTCGGTGACGTGGATCGAACAGGCTAACGCCTATGTCGATTTCGCTGCGGGGGTCATCGCGATCATTGCGGGGCTCTGCACAATCGCGTGGTACATCCACCGTTTTCTGAAGGACAAATGAAACTGTTTGCGCTCCTACTTCTGGCAGGCTGCGCATACACACAATACACACCGGACTACATTCAGGACGCCCGAGAGTCCCTGTACAGGGATTGCATGAACGGTAACAACCTGGGGGACAAGTACGGCTACCCCGTTCGCTCGGTCATTGAGTGGATGGAGATTCAGCAGATTGGCTACACAGTCAACCCACCCCCGACAGCCTACTGTCGAGAGTTGGCGGTGGTGCGAGTTCACCATGATTGAACTCAAAGACGACACGATCCAGATTACCGACATATCGCCGGGCCTGCTTCTGGCGCTGATAGTCGCGGACCAGGTGTACACAGAATTTAACTACCCAACCATCGTGACCAGCGCCAATGACGCTAGGCATTCGGCAACGTCGCTGCATTACAACAACGACGCCATAGACCTGCGCACTCGGCACCTCACGCCAGCGCACAAGCACGATATACGCAACAAGATAGCTGCTCGGCTCAACAGCGATTACGACGTGATTCTCGAAGAGGACCACCTCCATATCGAAAAGCAGCCGAAGCGCAGATTCTAGTTATGAGAGTGAAGAATCCAAACCGAGACCTTCGGACGAAGGCAAAGAAATCGGCCTGCGGTCTATGTAAGCCGCATAAGCGCGGGTGGGGGCGTAACCAGAAGGCGCACCACCACTACCCACAAACAGTTTAGCTACCGCCCCATTCAACACGTATCCCTCCCTGCGTGGGGGCGGTGGCGACCTATTACCCCTTCGGCCTCATAGCAAAGTTGCTTGGTCGGAATCGTGACTAACCGAAAGGTGGTTTGCGTCAGGGTGGAGCGTACAAAGACCGCAAACCATCCGCAGACGTGCGGCTGTGAGGCGGGGACAAAGGCGACACCAACCTCAAGGAGCCATGAAAAGCACAGTCAGTCCGCGATATCCAAAGCTTGAGCAGGTGGGGGAGCGGCGTTGGAAGACTCTGAGCAACATCATTGTTGACAGCGACATCCTGTCTAAACGGCTGGTGATTCGGTCGGGCTTTCATACTGACTTGGCGAGCGTCCCTCAGATCCTGTGGGCGCTGATACCGCCTCATGGCGAGTATTCCTGCGCGGCTATCGCGCACGACTACCTCTATCAAAACCATCTCGTGTCCAGGGCGGACGCGGATCGGTTGTTCAAGGAATTAATGGTGAGCCTCAAGGCGTCGAAGTGGCGGCTTTGGCTTATGTGGGCCGGAGTTCGGCTAGGTGGCTGGAAACCCTTTCGGGAGAAACGATGAAGCACATTCTCTTTTTCATCATTGCGTGTTCTTGGCTGGGTGTGGCCTGGGCGCATGACGAAGACGCCAAGTGGAAAACCCGCTGGCTCAACTACATCGAATATCACCACACCTCGTCGATACTCGATGGACCCCCATTCAACCATCAGCCGGAAACTCAGACTGATCTGGTGGTGTTGGAACTGTTCAAAGTTTGCCGTGATCGCTTTTATATTCGTGGTGAGCTTGCCGTTAATCTTCGCCATTCTGAGCTTCAGGGCCGTGAGCCTCGCGGTGGCTTTGCTATTGGTATGCAAAGGCGGCGCTGTTAGATGCGACGATTTGCTGCATTACTGGCGCTCTTAGCGGCGTCGGCACACTCGGCTGAGTTTCAGGTTCGCCTGCCCACATATTGCTCCGCTGTCGGCACGTACTTCACCACCCAGGCGGGCTGCCCCATTGGGATCGAGCTGACTGCAGGGGCAAACGTAGGGGAGGCAGTCTCAGACGCTGAAGTGATCCTGACGGGTAACGTCTCCGGGACGCTCTATGTCTGCCTGGATACTGACACGTTTGATTCAGACGTTGACGGCGTTGTCGATACGGATCGGGCTGCTGACTGTGTAAATAACTCGGGTATGGCTGCACGCCAGACGCTTGCCGTCTCCTCAGCAGGGACCTATTCATTCTCTGACGGTGGGGACGCAGCCAAACTTTCAGGACTGACCAACGGCACCACATACTACTCGGCTGCGGTGGTTATTCCTTCTGGGTCTTACGCAAATCGACCTGACACAACGCGTGACGATGACGTATTCCCTCCGTTTTCTACGGTCGCCTCGGGGGGATCGGGGCTTGAAGCCGGGAACGTACGCTTTGTGAGCAGCACGGGTAACGATTCAAACGACGGTCTGACGATGGCCACAGCGTGGCAAACCATCGCGAAGGTGAACGCGGCTGGTCTACCTATCGGTACTGATGTTTACTTTAAGCGCGGTGATACGTGGACCGGCGAAGCGTTGGACATTTTCAGCGGGGCTTCCGGGGACCGGGCGATATTCGGCTGCTATTACAGCGACGGTGGTACGGCTACATCTTGCGACAGTGGGGCTACGCCGATTTCGGTCGGTGATTCGGACATGCCGAAGATTCAAGGATCGCTTACGCAAGCGGCGATTGATGCGAAAAACGTCAACTGGACTACAGACTTTGGCGGCTGCGGAAGCCTTTGGGATGGACAGATTTCAGCGGTAGGGGTCGATCACTTCACGATTCAGGACCTCAAGATTGAGCTAACGAAGTGTCGTGGGATATCTCTCAAAGGTTCCAGCGGACTGGCCGAGGGACAGTTAACCAACTTCACCATCCAGCGCAATTGGATCAGGAATACTGGCATCACACCGATAATCGGTGAGGCAGGTGTACAGGACGGGATTATCCGGGACAACCGTGTTGAATACTTCAACATGTGTGAAGGTTCGGAGAGGACGGGCGGGACGGACGCTGGAGGCACGGCGAACTGCGGGTCAGGTGGCTGGCCCGGTGGTGTTCAGATTGCCCGCTCCATTAACTCAAGAATCCTGATTGAAAATAACTATGTTGGGTTGGGGTACGGCGAGGGGATCGGGGTGCTTCGGGCTGGCACGGTTGTCATCCGCGGCAATCGTGTAGGTAACGTCCACTCTAGTCAGATATACGCAGATAACACTCTCGGCGAGACGGTTGTTGTTGAGAGTAATATTGTCTGGGGCGCTCCGGACGACGATACAGGCATGGGAGCGGGGACCAATCCAAACTGGTTTGGGTTTGGGTTCCTGTCCACCAATGTTGAAAATTCAGCATACGATGCAAGCGAGAACAACGGTGGAGACGCTTATCACGTTATCGCCAGAAGCAATATTTGTGTTCAGTGTGGGCTGTCAAATACATCCTTGCAGAGTTCAGCGGGGGCTGCTGGATGGGATGTTGAGGTAGAGCTTTACGGGAATACCGCTATATCGATTAGTGAGGCCGGGCGGCGCTTTGATATCTGGAACAATATCGCCGGGAACATAGGATTTTATAAGGCCAAGAACAACATTGTTTACCAGCCTGGTAGGACGACAGCGGATCGTTGCCAAACGGGTGTAGCGAGCGACTACAACGGCCTTGATTCTGCGGTGGATGATTCCGACTGTGGTGGCGCGAACGATGAGACGGGTGATCCGAAGTTTACCGAGACGACCTACGCCAACTTCGCGGCAAACGATTATGCGGACCAGCCAACCCTCGCGGACGTAGTACTTCTCGGTACGTCGCCATTCCTGACTGACGCAGACACATCGATTTTCACGGAGGAGTGTATTGCGGGGTCTGAGTTCGACACGATGATATCGAGCATGACCTATCCCTTTGCGCCGTCTGCGGCTCTTTGGGACAACTGCAACTACTACACGTTCGGCGGTGATCAGCGCACTAATGGCTGGTTGGGCGCAGATGATTAAGAGGCTGCTTGCCTTATTGGCGCTGTTGCCCTTTGCGGCTCATGCAGACTTCGTTCGAGATGTCGAATGGTCAGGGGGTGGTGATCAGGCGTTAGACCTCACGAACGCGGGTGATCCTGTCGTCATCGTCGCGGGTTTTGACGAAGGCACAGACCATGCGGACGTGACTCAAGGCACCGCAGCCATAGACACGACTGCGCCGGAGAGCATGACGGCCGGTCCGGTTGAGACGGAAGCTACATCAAAATACGAGCACGGTGAGACGTTCTATCGGACTACTGCCAAGACCGGCAGCACGACAATAGACATTAGCCACGACAACAATTTCCGCATGTATGCGATGCTGTTGGAAGGGTTTGACGCAACGCTGAGCGATTCGTGCACGTTCTACACATCCTGGGCAACCGGACATGAATGCTCCGTAACCGTGCCAGCTAATGGCATTGTGGTTGTGTTTGCACAGACCGAAAACGCCTCGACGGTCAGTTCGTGGACCCGTTCAGCGACTGAGCGCGAGTACATTACTGGTACCCAAAACGGCGAAACGATCATTGCACGTGCGGCGACTAAGGTTGAAACCTCTGGTGTCACGGCTAATTTCGGAGTGACGTACACTACGAACGAGTCCGGTGGGGTTTTGGTTCTGGTTTTCGCTGAAGCCGCCAGCGGCTCAACCACTACCTGCACGGACCCCACGGTAGATCCAGACGGATCTGAGCAGATGAACTGCTCTTTAGATGTTCCCCTTTCATCAAACATCACACGGCTGAACTGCAATTCGGGTACCTTGATCACAGATGTTGAGTCAGCAGATACCGACTCTGCGTTAGTCAACATCAATCCTAATGAACTTTGGGTGTCAGGTGGTGCGGACTTCACGTTAGGTCAGGCGGTGGATTGCGCGCTTGAGAATGCGTCAGAAACATCCACAGCAGACAGTATTACATTCAACCTTCCGCAAGCGGGGGATGCCTGGGCAGTCGAGCTCGCCTGTGATGAAGACGGTACACCAACAGCCTGCGACACTGACTCGCTGCTACTTCATGCCAACTGGCCGGGACTTGGACTGGATACCGGGGATGAGTTGTTTCTCGACAATTGCTCACTGGCTGGGCTGTCAGACAACGCGGTCATAGCGGGCACACCGCCGCTGACGTGCGATCTCTACGCCTGGACATCTGGCTCCTGGGTTGCAGCAAACACGATGGTGATACCGGCGAATTGTACGGACGGGGTTGTTCAATCCCAGGTTAAATCTCAAGTTGAATCACAAGTAGGAACACAACAATGTTCAAGTGGCTCTTAGTCCTTCTCTTACTGACATCTCCTGCTTATGCAGCGCGGGTGTTTGTCATCAACGCGAACATCGACCAGACCACAACCAACACGGTCGATCACCTTCACTGTAAAGGCGACTCCAAATGGACGATTGACGGGACCTGGGGTGCGGGCACTGTGAAGATTCAGGAGCGCGTCCTAAAGCCAAACAACACCCTGTCCTGGGAAGACGTTACAGACGCCTCGTGGACCACGACAGACACGCTACCGGTCACCAAGAAAATCAGCATGGGCGGGCCAGCTGAACTGTGGGCGATTATCACAGGCGCGAACGGGACGGACGAAATCGACATTTACGCGGTGTGTGCTGAGAACCAGTGATTACCCACCGTAAGGAAGCGGGTGAGGCTATCCGCGTCCAGATCGACTGGAGAGACAGACTCCAGCCAGGGGAGGGCATTACAGCCTGCACGTACACATTTCCCGCAGGTATCACAGAAGGCGTGAGCGATATTCTGAAGCAGCACACAGAGGTCATGGTGTCAGGCGGCACTATCAACACGACTTACACGATAGAGGCTGAGATCACTACAGACTTCGGCACGAGAGACCAGACGCTGAAGCGGTCATTTAAAGTCATGGTGGTTGATCGATGACCGACACACGCACTCGAGCACAGCGCATAAGGGCAGAGAAGCAGGAAGCTCTGAGGGAAATGCTTAGGGGCAAGGGCCTCATTGAGCAAGTCCTTAAAAACGTTGAAAAAATGGAAAGTGCGGAAGAGAAGTTTGAAGTGGACAAGAACAAAGCCGCTGCAGACACGCGAATGAAACTGGTCAACAAGATCTTGCCTGACATGAAGATTGTAGAAGGTGAGTTTGAGTTGGGAGAGGAGACCATCGAATTAATGCGACGAACCATTGTCGATCCGCGACAGGAACGTAGCTAGAGCGTTTGCCCCGCTTCTAGAGCCATCACGCTATAAGGGCGCATGGGGAGGACGCGGGTCTGGCAAGTCACACTTCTTTGCTGAAAACCTGATTGACGACGCGCTCTATCACAAAGGGCTGCGCAGCGTCTGCATACGGGAGGTTCAAAAGAGCCTGAAGGAATCGGCCAAGCGTCTGCTTGAGGACAAACTGGACCAGTTCAGGCTTGGAGAGTCTCAGGGCTTCAAAGTCTTCAAAGAGGTTATAGAGACGCCGGGAGACGGGATCATCCTGTTTCAGGGAATGCAGGACCATACAGCAGAATCCATCAAGTCGCTTGAGGGGTTTGATAGGGCGTGGACAGAGGAGGCGCAAACGCTGTCTGCGGAGTCTCTGAAGCTGTTAAGGCCGACGATCAGGGCTGACGATTCGGAGCTTTGGTTTAGTTGGAACCCGCGCAGGAAGACTGATCCTGTAGACGTAATGCTAAGGCAGGGCGAGTTGCCGACAGACGCCCTGGTTGTAAAGGCCAACTGGTCAGATAACCCGTGGTTTCCGGGTGTACTGGAACAAGAGCGCCAGGACTGCCTCAGAGAGAATCCCGACCAGTATGACCATATCTGGGAAGGCGGCTACGTCACGGTCGCAGAGGGTGCGTATTACGCCAAGCACCTAGCCAAGGCGCGACTGGATAAGCGCATAGGTATGGTCACTCCAGACCCGCTGCTTACATACAGGTTGTTTGTCGATATCGGCGGGACAGGCGCGAAGGCAGATAACTTTGTCATTTGGGTAGCGCAGTTCGTCGGCACAACGATTCGTTGGCTTGACTACTACGAAGTTCAAGGCCAACCACTAGACGCACATTTGAATTGGCTGCGTGGCAAGGGCTACACGCCAGATAAAGCGCAGTTTTGGCTGCCTCACGACGGCGCGAGCAACGACAAGGTTTATGACGTGAGCTATGAGAGCGCGTTTAGAGACGCGGGCTACGCGGTCACAGTTGTTCCGAACCAAGGCAAGGGCGCGGCCATGAAGCGCGTGGAGGAGGGCAGGCGGCTGTTCCCCTCAATGTGGTTCCACGAGGAGACAACGAGCCCAGGTTTAGAGGCTTTGGGCTGGTATCACGAGAAGAAAGACGAAGTAAGGAACGTTGGCCTTGGGCCGGATCACGACTGGTCCAGCCATGCGGCAGACGCTTTCGGGCTTGGCTGTGTTGTCCACGAGGTTGACGAGCCACAGCCCGACATGACGCCACAGTACACACAGAAGGCAGGTGGATGGATGAATTAATGGCGCTTGCCCGTGACCGCTTTGACGCGGCTGCGGAGACAGAGCGTGTGACCCGGAACAATGCAGAGGAAGACTTCAGCTTTGCTGCTGGGGATCAGTGGCCCTCGAACGTAAAGAACAGCCGTAAAGCCACAGACCGTCCGTGCCTGACGTTCAACCGCCTGCCTCAGTTCATTCAGCAGGTCGTAGGCGACGCTCGACAGAACAAGCCTTCAATCAAAGTCTCCCCGGTAGACAGTGGCGCAGACGTAGAGAACGCGGAGGTCTACGAGGGTCTTATCCGGAACATTGAGGCCGAGTCTCGAGCGACACAGGCGTATATCACAGCACTTGAGCACGCGACTACGGGAGGATTCGGGAACTGGCGTATTGTTACGCAGTTCTCCAATGACGACGGGTTCGATCAGGATATCCGGATCAAGCGCATTACTGACCCGTTTGCGGTGTATTGGGACCCAGGCGCGAGGGAGTATGACAAGTCGGACGCGCATTGGTGTTTTGTCTCTGAGTGGATCACCAAAGAGGAGTTTGAGGAGCGGTTTCCAGACAAGTTGCCGACTGACTGGAAGCGCACCTATCAGGGCCTGAACACGCGGGAAGAGTGGATCAATGACGACCGTGTGAGGCTGGTTGAGTATTGGGTTAAGAAGTTCGAGACGGTAGAGATTGGGCTGACTCAGACGGGCGAGGTGCATGAGCAGCTGCTGGAGGGCTTCACTTACGCTAGGACCCGCAAGGTTGAGCGGCCTAAGGTCTGTCGTTATCTACTGTCAGGGCATGAGGTGCTGGAAGACCAGCGTGAGTTCCCCTCTGCATATATACCGATAGTGCCTGTGTTTGGGCCTGAGGAGTACCAGAACGGGGTTATTCGCCCGAGGTCGCTGATTCGCTACGCCAAAGACCCTATGCGCATGTATAACTTTTGGCAGACGACGATTGCTGAGAAGTTGGCTCTTGCGCCCAAAGCGCCCTGGTTGGTCACGCCGGAAATGATTAAGGGGCTTTCGGAGCACTGGAACGCAGCGAACCGTGAGAACCGGGCTTATCTGCCTTACAACCCAGACCCTAAAGCCCCGTCAGGCAAGCCAGAGCGTCAGGACCCTGCGTATGTACAGGCGGCAGAGATCCAGCAGAGTGCCCAGGCGATTGACGACCTCAAGGCCACAATGGGCATGTATGACGCCTCGCTGGGGAACGCAGGCAACGAGCAGTCCGGCAGGGCGATCATTGCAAGACAGCGTGAGGGCGATACCGCAAGTTACGCGTGGATTGACAACCTTGCCCGGTCTATTCAGCACACCGGTCGGATACTGATCGACATGATTCCTCGTGTGTACGACACAGACAGGATCATTCGGGTGCTGGGTGAGGACGATTCTGTGGATATGGTCCCGATCAACCACCATGACCCAGCCACGGGCGAGAAGGTGCACGACCTGTCCTTTGGCAAGTATGACGTTCAGATTACCGTAGGGCCTTCGTATGCAACGAAGCGCATGGAGGCGGCGGATTCCATGCTTGGGTTTATCCAGGCTGTTCCACAGGCCGCGCAAGTCGCTGGAGACCTGATAGCCAAGGCAATGGACTGGCCTGGAGCGGAGGACATTGCAGAGCGTCTAAGAATGCTGCTCCCGCCAGGAATTGACCCCGAACTGGACGCAGAGCGACCTCAACCGCCCCCGGACCCTGAAGTGGTCAAGGCAGAGCAGGAGGGAGAATTTAAGTCGCGAGAGCAGGACCGCAAAGAGCACGAGTCCATAAACAAAATGATGATGGACAAGGTGAAGCGTGAGGGTATGGAGCTCGACAACATGGACAAGGCTTTTGAATTGGCGATGGCGTCCGGACAGTTTGAAGAGTTGGTGGCAGCGAAGGTGCAGGAAGTCCTGCAGGGTTTCGCCGCCTAAATATCGGGTAGGGGATTTACATCCATCGGCTCCTCACGACCGTCTGGCATACAGGGACAACGTACTTCAGGGTCGAGCTGGAGAAGGGTGGCGGGCTGGAGGTACACCATTGCTGCCCGCAGGCGGTAGAGACAGCGAGGAACGTTGATCAGGTCTTAACCACCTATCGAGACCCGTACAGAGTAGCGGCCTCCTGGGCCAATCGAGAGGCGTACAAAGAGCGGATATGGGCTGAGCAGTGGTTC